AGAGGGGTAGCGGATATAAAGTTCTTCATGTTTAGACTTTCAAAGATTTATGCCTAGCCCCCACTAATCTTCCGCTGAGCTCTTAATGCTCACACCAACAAGGTTATAGTGGGCGCAAAGGCATACATTGGGGCAATAACAAAAAGAGGAACACCTGTTTTAGGTGTCCCTCTTTAAGTGATTCCGTTGGAATGTAAAGCGGCGTGTCGTTTTGTCTGATAATGAAATACTTTTAAAAAACTCCGCGCATGGCGGTGGAATATCGGTAGAACGTCAGGGCTTGCATATCTTGCATGCGCGCCTGCCCATCGCCTTAGCCTCGGACAAGGTGACGGCCTTAATCTCTCCGCTACAGCGGTTAAGTCCACGGCAATTCTTCGTGGCGTGATAGGCGACGGATTTCTCACCCGTGCAAACATATACGTAACCCGCGCCGTTCTTGCAAGTTGAGGACAGGGCCGCGAAAGAAAGAAAAAGGGGTAGAACTATTCTTTTCATACTTTATAGTCAAAAACATCCCTAAAATAATATGGACCAACCGTTGCGCCTGCCAACGATGCCAGCAGATAGACATAGTCCACGGCCGTGTGTTGCGCTTCTCCTATTATGAAAAACACAAGGGCAGAAAACACAATTAGGCATGCAAGGACGGAGAACACCACCATAACAACCTTTTTCGCCCTCGGCGCAACAGCCGCCGCAATGAGGACGAAAAGCCCCCACGTTAGGAAGTTCAGTCCACACCCAGTAAGAACTTTTGTGAAAGATGTCACGCGCTCTCCCGAATAAACCTCTGTAACCCCCATGTTCATGCCGGTGACAAAGTAGCCTATGGCATACACCACAATCGCCGTCAACAAAGCGGCAAACGGCATCGCTATCCACCGCAAAACTTCTTTTCCCTTACTCATTTGTCGTTCCTCATTTTTTGAAATTCTTCTATAGCTTGTTGTTTAGTCTCGCTGGTTAGAACCTTTATGGTCGTTACAAAGATTAGCCATAAGAGGCCGAAAACAAGACTAGCAGTTGCCGTACCTTTTTTAAACTCCTTTTTCTCCTTGAAAGCAAGCTCATAAGCAATGGGGCGAAGAAACAATGAAACACCCAGTGCAATAAACCACAACTGCATATTGGCACATGTTCCACCCAACTGTGCCGCAAAGCCATACATGGGCGGCATGCTTGATAATCCAAATGCAATAAGGAGTGTTGCTAAAATCAACACAATAACAACCCACGATAGGGCTAACAAAAAAACGTAAATAGTCTGTTTCATATTATTTTAATTAAACAATTCTACCGTAAAATGTTATTCTGTATATGGCAATGATGTCCGACTTATACAGCTTGAAATCCTTGTAATTAGGCGAAATGCACCATAGAATATCTCTATTTTCATTGTCAATTGCCAAACGCTTTATCATTCTTTCTTCATGAGTGATTATCATATATATCTTATCTGGGTCAACCAGCTCCCATTTGTCTATTAACGTTATCGCCACAAAATCACCCTGCCTGATTTCAGGCTCCATAGAACATCCAACAACAGGGAATGCCCCAATAGACTTTGGCATGCCGGGAATGCTTATCCACCCTGTAGGTTGTTGCCCTCCCAATACTACAGCCAAGTCCGATGTGCCAGCACTAACGGGCATGTCGCCAAAGAATGGCACAGAATTATCACTTGGCATTTTTTTGGGGGATGTAGTACGGACATCATGAATGAGCATATTTCCCTCCCCTGTCAAAAGCCACGACTTAGACAAACCAAAAAGGTTTTCCATTTTCTCAGCCTGTTTTTTCCCTATGGCCTTTCTTCCATTACAAATGGCATTTATATAAGCTGAGGAAGTACCCATCTTGTCGGCAACCTCCTTTTGGCTAAACCCATTGGTTTCAAAGAATTTAGCCAGTTCAGTCGATATTTTTACCATACCTACGTTTCTTAATATAAGTTAAATACAACCAAAAAGGTTACTATAAATTTGCATATTAACCAAATTGGTTTTACCTTTGCATCGTTAATTCATTCATTCATTTATTCACGCGGCAAATTTACGAATTTTATGCGAAAAAAGGTGAATGCGCAGGGCAAAAAAAGCATCCGCCCTGTATTAAGACTTCTCAAAGTCGGCCACTCGGAGGCATGGCCGTTGGCACAGCGCGCAAGCGTACACGCCAACAGCTACCAACTGGGTTTGGAGATGGGGCGAAAGTTCCAGGCGCGCACCGACAGGGAGAAAGGGCAGTACATCCTAACGAGGATAGAATGACGGGAAACAAACGCCCGTCAGCCCAACCAGAGTGTGACAAGTGCCCGTTTTCTCACAACGCGCTGAACGGGCGGTGGTGTAACCTTCACAAGGCATACGTCACTTATGTTAAACCAGCCAAATGCACCATCATCCATGAAAAAGGTGATTAAGGCCGTTTACGGCAAGGAGTGGGCGTGGTTCAAGTCCCTTACGTTGGGACAGCAGCTTAGGCTGCTCTACTTCTGCGCGAGCTTTTGCATAGCTCTGCTTGCAGCCACGTCCGACAGCATCGCCCTGATAGTCGGGGCAGTGTTCAATGCGGCAATATCGCTGGGATTGCTTAGCGGTATTCCAATTGAAAAGTTGGAAGAGTGATGCCGCTCACCCGAAAAGATGCGCGAATGATAGCCGAGGAGTTGTTCGCGCTGATGCAAAAAGAAAAGGCCGTCCCCGAACGCTATTTAAACGCCAAGGAGGCCGCAGAACTATTGGGAATGCCCCTCGGCACACTCTACCACAAGGTAGGGGGCATCCCACACACAAAAGTGGGGAAACGACTTCGGTTCACCGAAAGCACCCTGCGAAAATACATGGGTTAGTATTCATTAAGGCAATTCAGATTATTGCAGGATGACGGGGCGGCCGTCAACACGCGGCCGCCCATTTTTACCCGAAAGCTCTTTGACTTATTGGACAAGACAAGACCGAACGGCGGCACACTCGCGAGACTGACAATCCATGACCGAGAGTGCAGGCCTAGTAAGCAAAAGATACAGAAACAAGACCTTGCGCGAATGGTCACGAAGTCGTCCGCGGCGAATGCCGAAAGGGTAAAGAGGAGGATGGGCGTTCCCCTTACTAAAAGCGCAAGAGTAAAACATAACGTGCCGTGTAGTTAAATCTACTTCAATGGAATTGGCGGCACGTACAAAAAAACTTAAACTTTAAACAGATAATAATTATGGCAAAACGTGATGACTTCTATGGCCTTGAAATAAAGGTCGTGTACGAGAAAAGCGCAGTATGCGCTTACGAGGATGGTGACGAGACATTCCACACCATCCACCACGAGGCCGATGATGATTTTGGTGGTGTAGCCCTCAAATATAAGGAGGCATACATAAAGGTGACAAAACTCACCCCAGCAGAGTGGAAACTTCGGGCTGAGTTTGAGGAGCTGAAAAAGGCACATGAAAAGACCTTTAATCAATTAGGTATCGAATTTTGGCCTTTCGCAAAAATAGAGGAGCCAAAACTAGAAAGGTCTAGGATTAAGTTTCTCGAAGAGGTTGAGGAACTCGGTGAGATAGACATAACCAAAGAGGAATACGAAGTGCTCCGTAGACTTGACCACCTTTTCTTTGGCGGACGAGAGAAGTTCGTCATTGAGGGTAACGGCAAGACGTTCTGTGGAGTTGTGACTGACGGGACCCACTTCAATTGGGGACAACTTAGGTCAAGCTATAACCCCAGAGAGATATATGGAGCGGATTACTTGGGGTGGAACTCCTTGAAAGAGGATGTATTCGAACTCTTCAACGAACTTTTCACAAGTATTCGCGAAGACCTCTAAGGAGAAGTTGGGTTATGTTTCCCAAGACATGGACAAAAACATCTGATTAAAGGACAACGGCGCGAGCCTTACACAAATTCTCGCCGACAACTCTAAAAACAAAAACAACAATTATGAACTACAAGAATTTGACCCCCCATCCTATTGCATTGAATGACGGCCGCACATTTGAAAGCGAGGGCATAGCCCGCGTTTCGGCCGTGTACTCCGACATCGAGAACGACTGCTGCACGCAGTCTTTCGGAGAGGTGGTAGGCCTACCCGAACCCGAAGAGGGAGTACTATTTATAGTTTCGGCTCTTGTCTTTGGTGCAACCGACCGCAAGGACGTTGTTGCGCCAGCAACGGGACATCCCTTGTGCGTACGCAACGACAAGGGGCAGATAGTCTCTGTCCCCTGCTTTATCAAGAAGTAGGGGAATGCCCAGCCACGTCCACGTCTCGGCAACATCACGTATGCCTTGGCGTGGGCGTTTCATTTTATAAACCAAACATTCAAACGCAAAAAACATGACAACAAGCGAGAACCGCTACCTGCGCATTGAGGCGCGTAGCTCAAAATACTGCAAACAGGTTATATTCCCCATCAACAAGGAAACGGAGGACTACCTAAAAAGCCTAAGTTCGGCCAACAACGACTTCAACGTCATCGGAAACGGATTGAGGATTAGCTTGTCCATCACGGATAAGGGAATTGAGTTTTAATTGCATACAAAAAAACGACTGGATTATGAAAACATTCGCATTCTTACGCAAAAACCCATGTTACGAAAGGGAAACGAGAAGGGGCTATCCCTGCGGTCAATACAACGGATATGTCGGCATCATGGACGAGGACATCGTACCATTGTCTTATCAAGGTTATCTTGAAAAGAAAGCCGAGGCCTTTGAGGAACTCCTTGACGACATGGTGTCCGTTCACGGCGGCATCACCTTTGACGGGCATTTTGGTAAGGGAACTGAAGTATTCCCGATAACGGAAATGCCCCCTGAATGGGAGCGATATAGGATAATAGGCTTTGACACGCACCACGTAGGCGACACGGCCGATAAGTGGCCGTTCGAGGCGGTCGAAAAGGAAACGCTCCACCTGCAACGTCAGATAGAGGACATTGCAGGCAAGGGACGAAATGATAACGATTTGTTTTAATGATTAATTTTATGATTTAAAATTTGGCGCGTGGGGGCGTTGTGAAACGCTCCCACGCCTTATTAACCAAAAGAAAGGAACATGTTGTTTTGAAGAGTGTGCGATAGGGCAGGCCGTGGGCTAGTCTGCGGCCTGCCTGCATTCTCAAACGACAAAAGGAGCATATTTCATGTGTTTAAAAACTCCTGCCGCTCCGTTGTGAAACGCGGCGGCATTACCCGAAAAAAACTATAATTTGTTTGATTTTTCATGTTTCCGCATCCGTTGTGAAACGCGTGCGGTTTTGGATAGGAATATACCCATTATTCTTCATATACATGTGAACTCTTTTTTCTTGTCCGTCCGTTGTGAAACGCGCGGACAACTTTTAACCAAAAATACGGAATAAGGTAAGGAAACTTTTTAAGACAGTGATTGTTCGGCCACGCCACGTTGTGAAACGCGGCGTGGCTTTCTTACCACAGACACAAGTTTTTTCATAATTCTATTATCTATTTAGGCGAAATGTTTCCTCCGTCCGCTGCGACAGCGCACGGAGTTTCTTATTGACCAAAATAACATACATACATTTAGTTTGTTTTATTTTTTTATGTTTGCGCCCCTGTGCGCGCCGCGATGGTGCGCACAGGGGGATTTTACCAAGCGATACATTCAGTTCATTCACGGACATGGGCGTTGTTTGAAACGGACATGTCCGCAATCGGGGGACAGGGCATTTCCGCGGCCATTTTTTCACGATGCCGTAATTTGTTTAAGTTGTTTTTCAACCGCGGAAACGTGGGGTTCGACTCCCCACACCCCACTCATCACTTTTAAACTATTATTTATGGACAACTTAAATTTGACAGTCGAGCGGATAAACTCCCTAAAACCGCTCGATGTGGTGCGTGACGAGAAAGTGCGCGCCAACTTCATCCGCGTGTATGACACCCTTTGGGGAGACGGCGAGAAAGCCTACGAGCGCGAGAGCGTGTTCTTCAACAAGCACCTCTCGGACAACATCAGGCTGCAAGGCGCAACGCCATTTTCCATCTTCACCTGCTTTATCGATTTGGCGATATGCGGCCTGTCCGTTGAGGGCGGCGCGCGTGCGCAGTGCTATCTGATAGGCCGCAACGTCAAGGTGGGTCAAAGCGTTAACGAACGCGGAGAGAGGAAAGACGTGTACGAGGGACACCTCTCCCTATCCATATCTGGGTACGGCGAAATATACATGAGGCAGCGTGCAGGGCAAATCCAGTACGCAGAAAATCCCGTCATCGTATATGAGAACGACGAGTTCAAGTACTCTGACAGCGACGGTCGTAAGAAAGTGCATTATGTCTGCAACATGCCTCACACCGACAAGCGCATAGTGGCGGCATACATACGCATTGTTCTCCCAAACGGCATGCTGGACTATGGGGTGATGTACGAGGAAGACTGGCTGCGGTTAAAGGACTATTCGGGAAAGCAGAACCGAAAGTGGGATGCCGCACTTAGGAATTACAAGGAGAACCCAAACGAGCTGTACACCTCCAATGGCGGACAGATTGACACGGGTTTCCTCATCGCCAAGCTGATAAAACACGCCTTCAAGGTATATCCTAAAATGCGCACGGGAAAGAATACCGAATTGGAAAGCCAACGTGAGGAAAACACCCAACAGGAAATAGACGACTTCTATGGGGTGCAGCCCCCGAAAGAGGAAACCTCGTTCGCACCTTCCACAGACATGTCGGCAGGCGTAAAGGCCGTACCCGAAACGCCTGCCGCAGGAGCGGAAGACGACGGCGCATTCTAGAAAACAAAAACAAATAAAAAAAACAACGATTATGGACAACCAAACACAACTGCCTGCTGCCGTCAGTGCCGACAACGTAAAGGCTGTGGCCGCAATGGCACCAGTGGCACTGGAAGAAAACAGGTCTTCGCATTCCAAGTGCATCGCTTTCGGGCAAAAGCTACTGGAAGAGGCGCAACTCGGAATGACCGACGACCTCGACCAACGCATAGCGGCCTACATGGAAAAGGCGCGCAAGACGGTCAAGAAGATGAACGAGAAACGCTCACCGGTAACGAAACTCTTCGACATGCTGCGCGCGAACTACACGCAGTTGGAAAACGAGGTCGACCCCAGCAAGGCGGGGACGATACCATACAGGCTGCAACAGGCTCGCAACAGCTATGCCGCCAAGAAACGCGAGGAGGCGGAGCGAGAAAGGCAGCGCAAGGAAATGCTCGTAAAGGTCGAGCAAGCCAAGGAACGATACGTGGCGGACATCGTGTCGGACATGCAACAGGGCGTGTCCTACGAACTCAACAACAACTTGGACATGATGGACAAGATTTTCAGGGGCGTCACACTGGACACTTACGCAGAGGCGCAAAAGAAAATCAGCGAATACCCTTGCGCGCTCCATTCGATAACCGTACGCGCCGTTCCCTCTCCCCTGCTCGACAAGGACGTGGCGGAGGCGATAAAGCAAGACACCTACAACCGTCACGCCCCAGAGCTGGTCGCCAATTACGAGCAGGAAATGAAGTTGAGCAGACAGCGGTATGTCGACATGTTGCCGTCGAAGAAAGCCGAACTCGAAAAGGCCGCGCAGGCATCAGCCGAAGAGGCTGCAAGGATAAGGGCAGAGATAGAAAGAAGAGAGGAAGAGGAACGGCAGCGCAAACAGGCCGAACTCGCCAAACAGGAGGAGGAAAGGAGGAAACAGGCAGAAATGGCGGCGAAAAATGCCGAAATGGGGTCTCTTTTTGCATCTGCGCAAGTGGCCGCTCCTGTGTATCAACCCAAGGCGAGCGTCAAGAAAAAGCTCTTCCCGATGAATGCGGAGGCGTTCGTTGAGATTTTCAAATTTTGGTGGTTGAAGGAGGGCTGCACGCTCTCCGTTGAGGAACTATCAAAGGTACTCAAGAAACAATTGTCGTTCTGCGAGAAATCGGCAAACGACAAGACGTCGCCAGAGTTCATCAACAGCGAACACCTCTATTACGAAGATGAAGTAAAGGCGAAGTAAATGCAGAACCCTGACACGTATTATGGGCGAAGTGAGGTCAGCAACTCCGACCTCACCGCCCTTAAAAACGCCCTGCACCCACGCATCCAGTTCGGCAATAAGGAGGCGGCATTCCGTTTCGGCTCGCTTGTCGATGCGCTCATCACCGAACCCGAACGCGTAAACCACTACACGCGCACGGTGGACGGGGAGCAGTTCTCCGAAGACGAGTTCCTGCATGGGATTGAAATGAAACGCGCATTGGACAAGGAGGCCTTATCGGACCCCTTTTTGGCAAACGTGCTGAAAATGTCGTCCACGCAACGCACGATGGTCAACCCCTCACAGGGGTTCGACTACGGCGGACTTGCGTTTTCATTGCCCACACGCTGCAAGTGGGATTGGTTCTTGGACGACTACAATTTCGGGGGCGACCTCAAGACCACTTTCGCCTCTTCACAGCGCGAGTTCGAGGAGGCGATAGACTTCTTCGACTGGGACAGGTCTAGGGCATGGTACATGGACATCGCTAAGTCCGACCGAGATTTCATCTACGCCATCAGCAAGAAGAACGGACTGGTATTCAAGCATTTCATCACGCGCGGTGACGGCACCTATACGCGTGGCCGTGAGAAGTACGAAGAGCTGGCGTTCCGCTGGTGGTGTCTCTGTTAATGCGAATTATAAGAAAGCACATGGACATTTATTGCAAGGTAACCCCATTAGGCCTCGTGCCGCTATACGACAGCGACCACGAGGAAAAGAAGAGGTTGCGCGAGGGCGATGTGGTCAAATGCAAGGTCACGCGGCCACGCAACTATAAGTTTCACAAGAAGTTCTTCGCACTTGTTCGGCTCACGTTCGACAACCTGCCCGAAAGCACCTGCAACGCGCTCGGCGTTCGTAACGAGGAAGACATGTTGCGGCTCATCAAGTACGACCTGGGGCTTTTTGACGTTTTCCAAGTCGGCGACAAAAACGTGGTAAGCCTGCACAGCATATCGTTTGCCGCGATGGACAACACCGAGTTCGAGAAGTTCTACAACCGCACGATAGACCTAGTGCTTTCCAAGTATCTGCGCGGCAACACGCGAGAAGAACTCATCGAAGAAATAACTCATTTCCAATGAACATGAAAAAGGGACAATATTTCTACGCCCCACGAGGGCGCAATTTCCAAATATACCGCAACGACGGCGAACACGGGGACGGCACGTCCTCCTCTTCGCCCATCGGCGAGACATACTTCTCACGTCCTGCCGCCTACGCACGGGTATGCGAACTCAACGGATGGAGACAAAAGGAAAGAAAGGCATGAGCAATATCGAACACGGGTTGCGCGTACAGCCCTACGACTACCAGCTTGACGGGATAAGATATGGCATGGAACGAAAAAGGTTCATGATTGGCGATGAGCAGGGCCTTGGGAAAACATTGGAGGCTATCGGCATCGTAAATGCCTCCATGTCGTACCCTTGCCTAGTCGTATGCCCCTCTTCGTTGAAAATCAACTGGCAGCGTGAGTTCGAGAAGTTCACCGACAAGAAAGCACTCGTGTTGGACAACTCCAACATCACCACATGGCCGTATCTCCTCAGCATGGGAACGCACCAAGTGGCGATATGCAACTACGAGAGCTTGCGCAAATTCTTCGTGTGGGATGTCGATGCCCCGAAAGGCAAACCGTTCAGGCTGAAAGACGTGACATTCTGCCCACACATACGCGCGTTCAAGAGCATCATAATAGACGAGAGCCACAGGGTAAAGGACGTGTCCGCACAACAGACCATCTTCACAAAGGGGCTATCGGTTGGCAAGGAATACATAATACTGCTGTCGGGTACGCCTGTCGTCAACCGCCCCGAAGACCTCGTTTCGCAACTCTCCATCATGGACAGGTTAAGCGAGTTCGGGGGGCGTGCGGCGTTCATGGCGCAATATGGCGAGGGGGACAACTTGGCAGAGCTTTCAAGGGAGCTGTACTCCCGTTGCATGATACGCAGGGAGAAGAGGCAAGTCCTTAGCCAGTTGCCCGACAAGACACGGTGCGACCTATACATTTCCATATCCAACGAGGAAGAGTACACGCTTGCGGAGGAAGACCTCGCAAGGTACTTGGCGGAGTATAAGGAATGCACCGACATGGAGATACGCAGGAAGATGCGGATGGAGGCCTTGGTGAAGTTCATGACGTTGCGCTCCCTGGCATCGGTTGGCAAGGTCGCACAGGCGATAGACTTTGTGCGCACGTTCCTTGCAAGCGGCAAGCCGTTGATACTCTTCTGTTCGCTGCACGAAGTGGTGGACAAGATTATGAAAGCCTTTCCCAAAGCGGTGTCCGTCACTGGCCGCGACAGCATGATGTCCAAGCAAGCCGCCGTGGATGCGTTCCAGTCGGGGCGCGCGCAACTCATCGTGTGTTCCATCAAGGCGGCAGGCGTAGGCCTTACCCTCACCGCCTCGTCAAACGTTGCGTTCTGCGAGTTCCCTTGGACTTATGCCGACTGCTGCCAGTGCGAAGACCGCGCACACCGCATAGGACAAAAGGACAACGTAACGTGCTACTACCTGCTTGCGCGCGGCACGATAGACCACGCGCTGTATAATATCATCCACAAGAAAAAATCAATAGCCAACGAGATTATGGCCGCCTCTGACGAGATACCGACATCCGAGGCCTACTTTGACGAGTTGGCACAATCGTTCCTCAATCATGGAAATATGTAAGACGGACATCAAGGACATACTGCGCTACCTAGCCGATGCCGCGGACTTCTACGAAACGCACGCCAATGGCTTTGCCGAGAAAGACCGCCCGAGGTTGTTGCGCAACATGGCAAGGAAGATAGGAAAGAAGTTTGCCGAAACGGAAAACATCAACAAATCATAAACAATTATCAATATGCACAACACGAATTATCAAAAGATTAACACCCTCTTCAAGAGGGACGAGAAAAAGGTAATCATCCCATCGCAATTCACTTGCGAAGAGTTTTACGAACTTAAAGACGTCAAATGGGAATGCACCGAGAAAATCGACGGAACAAACATCCATGTGGACATAGCATACAACAAGGAACGTGGGCTTTATTTTTCTTTCCAAGGCCGTACCGACAATGCCGACATCCCATCGCACTTGCTCAAAAAACTGCACGAACTATTCACGGAAGATGTCATCATGTCCGCGTTTGGACAGCAGTTCGCCTCTGTCGGCGAAGATGAGACACTGCGCATATCAATCTATGGCGAGGGATATGGGATGAAAATCCAAAAAGGCGGCGGAAACTACATCCCTAACGGTGTCGGCTTTATCCTCTTTGACGTGAAAGTCGGACAGTGGTGGCTTAGAAGAGAAAGCCTAGAAGACATCGCCAGTAAACTCAACGTTCCAATTGTCCCCCTGATTGGGTATATGACGTTGCAAGAGGCGATAGAATTTGTAAGCAAGGGCTTTAACTCCATCGTTTCTCAAACCAAAAATCATGGCGCGGAGGGGTTGGTTCTAAAAACCAAAAGCGGCTTGCTGTTCAGAAACGGACAAAGGATTATCACCAAGATTAAGACCTGCGACTTTGTGGCATTACGCAATAGGAAGTAACCCTATACTGTTGGAAAAGACAGGAAAAAACCGCAGGACAAAACACTTAGGTACGCCGTAAACAATGTGCGTAGGGCAATACCCACGCACATTCGGGGAGATAGCTTAATGGTAAAGCGCGGTAGCCGTGTGGAAATGTAGAACGGCACCGATATGCAAGTTCGACCCTTGCTCTCTCCTCAAATATTAAAAGAGATAACACAATGAATAATCAGGTAACAATTTTCAACAACCCCCAGTTCGGGGAGATACGCACGGCTGGAACGGCCGATAACCCCTTGTTTTGTTTGGCAGACTTATGCCGAGTATTAGAATTGCGAGTTGACGGAGTAACACCAAGGCTTAAAAAAGATGGGTACAATCGAATTGGGGTCATCGACAGCCTTGGACGTGAACAAAAAGCGTTGTTTGTCAACGAGCAAAACCTTTACAAGGTTATCATGCGTTCAGATAAACCGCAAGCAGAACCTTTCCAAGATTGGGTATGCGGAGAAGTCCTCCCATCCATCCGCAAGACTGGCGGCTACATCACCGCCACGCCCGAAATGAGCGATGCGGAAATATTGGCCAAGGCCGTACTAGTCGCACAGACAACCATCGCCAACAGGGAAACGCGCATTAAGCAACTCGAAAGCGAGAACGCTGAGCAGAAAGTGCTCATTCAGCAAATGCAAAAGGGCAACGACTACCTGAACGTCATCCTGCAAAGCAAGGGTACGCTTACCACAACGCAGATTGCCGCAGACTACGGAATAACAGCCGTAAGGTTCAACAAGAAACTCAACGAGATGCGCATACAGCACAAGGTCAACGGCCAATGGATATTGTACTCCAACCTCATGGGTAAGGGCTACGTACACAGCAAGACAATTACCTTTTACCATTCGGACGGGCGGCTAGACACGCGTTTGTCTACGGAATGGACAGCGAGAGGACGGATGTTCTTGTATGATGCACTCAAAGAAATAGGCATTCTGCCGCTAATAGAAAGGAACTAGTGATGATTTCAAAATCAACGTTCGACATAATGCGCGCAATGGCCGAGGAACAGCCGCGGCAACGCCGCAGGAACGCAGACGAGGAACACCGCCTGCAATGCGCATGCGTGCAATGGTTTCGCGCACAGCATCCCAAATACCGCCACAACCTGTTCGCCGTCCCCAACGGAGGCAGGCGCGACAAGGTCACGGGTGCAAAGCTCAAAGCCGAGGGAGTACTGGCTGGCGTGGCAGACCTGATATTGTTGAAGAGCAACGCCAGTCACGGAGCGTTGCTCATAGAGATGAAGACAGGCTCTGGCAAGCAGAGCGAGGCGCAGGGGCGGTGGCAACGCGCGATAGAGAAAGACGGCTACAAGTACGTCTTGTGCCGTTCGATAGAAGAATTCATGCGAGAGGTAAACGCTTACCTTAGTGACGTACTCGGTTAATTTTTAACAAGATGAATGGTGAATGGATTAACGACAAGATTGCCGAAACGTACGCCCACTTCGGTGAGCGTTTCTCGCGTGAACAATGCTTGGCAGACCTCTTCCTGCTCTCACGGCAGGAAGAGAGGGTGCTGAACATAAGGGGCAACGAGGTTCGGGTTAAGAAAGGGCAGGTGGCGATAAGCATAAGAACTTTGTGCAAAAGGTGGAACTTATCGAACATGACAGTACAACGCTTACTGCGTTCTTTTCAGCACGAAAACCTTATTAAGGTTAATGGTTCAAACGCAATAAACATTATTGACGTTTTAACCCCTGTTGTCACACAGAGTATCACACAGAGTGTCACACAGAAACATAGTATAACTAGTTGTAACACAAGTGATTGCAAAACAGGTGGTACACAGAGTGTCACACAGAGTATCACACAGAATGAGGAAACCGAAAATTTAACAAAAATCCCTCGCGCGCCCGCGATAGATAGTATATATAATATAAAACAAGATAATAATATTGTTGTTGATGATGATGCGAGTGCGCGAGAGCGAGTGCGCGAGAGCGCGGACATGAGCGAGCAAGAGCGCGCGAGAGAGGACAAGTTCGCCGTCGAACTAAAAAATGCGCCCATCTGGCAAGAGCAGATGTGCATGCGCCACAAGATAAGGCCGCCAGAGCTGGCGGCATGGATAGAGACCTTCTCGCTGGACGCGGAATGCCGCGGAACGCTCCACGACAACCTCACGCAGGTGAAACGCCACTTCAACGACTGGCTGCGCATTCAGCTTAGGGAAAAGAAAAGACAGGAAGATGAAAGAGACAGACAAAACCAAAAGAATAGACGTAGGGGCTTTGAGGTCTCGGTTGGCGGCTTTGAGGAACACGCCACCACGTTTTAGGCTGCCGATGTCCGAGGAGCAGGCGTTCGCCCTGCTCATGACGGCATACCAGACGGAAGTGGAGAACAGGCACGTAAAATTCATTGCCAACGCAACGCTGGAAAAGCACGTCAGCGCGATGGCCAAGGCACTCACCGCAGACAAACCGAAGTTCGGCATCATGCTGTGCGGCACGTGCGGCAACGGCAAGACCACATTGCTGCGCGCTTTCCAACTATCGCTGAACTACCTTAGCAGAAACGGCTTTCTCCAAGATGCTGGAATACGCATAGTTGACGCCAAGGACGTCTCCGCGATGATGAGAGAGCCGAACACGAGGCAGGTACGGAGCGCACCGATGCTCGCCATAGAGGACATGGGCAGGGAGGCAACCGAAGTGCTGGACTACGGCAACGTCACATGCCCGATAATAGACCTGCTGGAATACCGATACGCCGAACAGCTGTTCACGTTCATCACCACGAACCTCAACACGAAGGACATCCGCGAGAAGTACGGCGACAGGCTGGCCGACCGTTTCAACGAGATGCTCTGCGTGATAACGTTCAGCAACCCCTCATTTCGAGGACTTATCCATAACGGCTAGATTTTGCGCGTAAGGCGTTAAAACACATTCGGCCTTATGGTTGTTCGCAGGGATATAGATAATCGCTCAAAACGAAAATAAACAACCAAAAACAATATCAATTATGGAATACATTCAAAAAGACATGCGGGCGAACATGCAAAAGGCGGTCATCCGTCATGCGGTCTCCGAAGTCTTGTCGCCCAAAATAACCTTGGAGGACTTCACAGACGTGTCGTCCATGTTTCTGCTGCTGGGCGGCATCGTCAACAACGTGGCAGGCTACGCCCTTACGGAGGCTCGCGCCCAACTCGTACGCTCGCCTTTCTTCCGACACAGGGTCAAATACAACGCCAACAGGGCCATGCGCGAGTTCGATGCGTACGAATACCGTATGAAAGAACGGCTGGGTAAGCAGTGGAAGTTCTTCCTTGACAGCACGGACGAGTTGCAGAGGCTCATCCACAATGACGTGGAGAAACTGTATTGGGCGTTTCGTTCCGAATTGCTCAAAGACGGCTGCGAACATGCCACGCTCATCGCCCGCACCGAGGTGGCATACACCATGCTTGCCTTTGCAGAGTATTTTTTCGACATTTTCTTCGATACGGCCAAGTCTAGGTTGAAAACCGATGTAAGGCATTTGTTTGACGCGTATCGCGTTAAAAGGCCGTTAGGCTTATGGTCGTCCGTCTGTGACGATTTAAGGCGACAGGCGAAAGTTGAGAGCGATTTCCAAGGCTCTCAACAGTGCAGGACGGCTCTCAAAGTCATCGAGAACAGGATTATAGACCCCGATTTGGTGAACAAGGCAAGCGCGTTGGCGTTGCGCGACAACCCAGATGCGGCGCAGTACATAGACCCGAAGGACATGGCACTCATAGAAAAGTATTCGGAATAGGAAATATTTGACAACAATTAAAACAAGACAGGAAATGAAAGAAGTAAAAAACATCACCTCGACATGGTTCGAGGTAAAGGTAAGCGCGGAGAGGACGGACGAAAACGGAATGACGCGCAAGGTGAAGGAGCTCTATTGCGTTAATGCGTTCTCGTTCACCGAGGCAGAGGCACGCACAATGGCACATATTGCCGATTGCGGAGGTGAGGTGGTAGAAGAGAAAATTGCCTCCTACAAGGAGGTGCTATCACGACCTGACGAGGAGGGTGAGAAGTGGTATAAGTGTAAGGTGGTAGTACTCATTACCCACAATGAGAATACGGGAAAACCTAAACGTACATCAGTTTACTACCTCGTTAATGCCGACAGCACGGCAGGGGCGGAGAACATCATCAAGGATTTCTACAACTCTTCAGTCCAAGACTACGAGATTGCATCCATTGCCGAAACTTCGGTATTGGAGATTATCACAAAGTAAAAAAACAACCGTCGCCCATGTCGAATTGGCGTGGGCGACAAAAAAAATAAAAATGTTATGGATAAAAAACAATATGATGAATTGGGAAAAGACCTCGTGTCGTATGGTTATAAGGTCACTAAACATTGTGAGGAAAGTGAATATGTGAAGGAGGTTTGCCGAACGATTAGAAAAGAATACAGGAAACATGCAATAAATTATTTGGTCTATATTTATGGTGAAAACTCGATTTGTAAACAATCGTATCGGGTTGAAATTAGCATAGAAGTACTTAGCGATGATTGCACACAATTTGCTGAATTAAATTTGCCGTATTTGGGTCAAACCATTGATGAAATAGAAACCCTTGCATACGAATTCAATGGGTTAGTGAAACCGTACCTAGTGAAGAAATAATCAAATGGCTTATACGCACGCAAGCTTATTTTCAGGAATAGGCGGAGCGGAACTCGCCGCCACGTGGATGGGGTGGAAAAACGTATTCCACTGCGAAATAAGCGAGTTTACACGGAAAATTTTATACTAAAAAAAATGCAGAGCGCAAAGAATATATCAGAGGAAAAAGTTTGTCCCGTATGTGGGAAACATTTTAAACGAAGGAGGTTCGGAAAAAGATTGGAAGATTATTCGAGATTTCAGAACCGTATATTTTGCTCGAAATCTTGTAGCGCACAAAGGCGGAAAGATGACCCAAATCGTGTTCGTTGGGTATTCCATCGCTTAGCGAGAGAACACCTAAAAGATACATGCGCTATTTGTGGATGCTCTGATAATCTACAAGTCCACCATTTGGATAGAAATATACGCAACAACTCCCCAGAAAATTTACAGACATTATGCCAAAGCTGCCACATGAAGTTACACTGGCAACAAAGAAGAGCATTGAAAATCGATAATGTGCTCCAAAATGGCGAGCAGAAAGCGTTAAAGCCCTAGGCAATGCTATAGTGCCGCAGGTGATATATGAGATTTTTAAAGCAATTGAAGAGCATGGACGATAGAGATATACTTTATCAGCAGTTAGTCAACCTTGGCGACATGATGGGAGATGGCCTGCACCTTGAAAAGGACGGCCGTTGGATTGCCCGTGAATACAAGAGGGTACTGAAAGCCTTATACCCAGAAATGTTCCCCAAGAAGAACACCACAGAACGCGATACGGCAATCGCCGAATGGTGTAAGTGCAACCCTTGTAACGAATGTGGCGGAGAGTTCAGACAAACGCGTAAAGGCTCAATGCGGGTTGTATGCACAGGGTGTGGTGTTAAAAGGCAATTAAAAGTAAGAAAACATTCCAATTTACAAAGGAATGGAAAGAATTAACAATAAAATTATGGAAACAGAGAACAAAATAAAGTCCTACAAGGGCTTTAACAGCGACATGACTTGCCGTAAATTCCAATTTGAGGTAGGCAAAGAGTATGAACAAAAAGGCAAGATAGAGGCGTGCAAGAATGGTTTTCACGCCTGCGAAAGCCCAATGGACGTGTTTGGGTATTATCCTCCAAGTAACAGCCGATATTGCGAGGTAGAACAGAGCGGTTCTATTGACAGAGGTAAAGACAAAATCGCAAGCAGCAAAATTCGCATACAATGCGAGATTGGATTGAGCGGCATAATACAAGCAGGCGTAAAATTCATTCTTGACAAGGTTAATTGGAAGAATGACAATGCCACCAACATAAGCAATTACTCCGCCGCAACCAACACGGGAGACCACTCCGCCGCAACCAACATGGGAGACCGCTCCGCCGCAACCAACACGGGAGACCACTCCGCCGCAACCAACACGGGCAAACACCCGGACCGCGCCGACACGGGCGAGAGAG